GATCGCGCCCGGGTACTACTCGGCCAACGGACTCGCCAACGCCATCATGAACTCCTCCGGGAACGCGATCAACATGGACTTTTTGTGCGACGAAGGCAAGTACCTGTTCTCAAATCCGAATCCATTTACGATCCATGCATTGACAGCCGAGGCGAAGAGGATGCTCGGTCTCACGACGGTCACGTCGTTTCCAGCGTCGAGTGATCCTGTGTACGCGCTCGATCCGACGTACGGAAGCCTCGAGATTGCCAAATCGACGCACATCGTCGATTTGGCCGTCAACGAGTATGTGTTTCTGGACATTCAGGAGTTTCGTACGACCAGCGTCCTCGATGCCAAGAAGCTTGTGAATGGTACGACGGAAGGTTCATCCATTCGGAGTTCGTTCGGTATGATTCCCATGGATGTACCTGGAGGATCGATCAAAAACTACAAAGAGACGAGCGATTACAAACAGTACGTCGAGTACGATTACCCCATCGTCAAGTTGGATCGTCTGACGGTTCGCTGGATCGACAAGAACGGTCGGCTGCTCGATTTCAACGGATTCGAAAACAATGCATTCACGCTCCGATTCAAGTGCATCTTCGTCAAGCCGGATCCACCACCGCCGCCTCTGCGTGATGTCGAACTCGATCGAATAGTCGATGCGCTGCAGCACGCCCCGCCGCCACCGAAACCACCGCCGGAGAAACAGGCGTGGGGCCGGTGGGTCATTCTCCTGATCGTCATCTTCTGTTTGATCGTGTACGTGGGATACGTGCGTGTCATCAAGCCGCTCCAGGAAAAGATCACAGAGGCCTTGGCCGTGAAACCTCCTCCGCCGCCTCAGATGAGACTTTTTTAGGTAAGTGTGACGTCGCCGCGGAGCCTTTACAAACTGTCGCCCTGCGGGCGACAACGAACCCCTCAGATGAGATTATTTTAAGAACCATTAGTAATGAAAGTGTTTACGGGATATTTTAATTTACAATCAAGACCCATATACTCAAACAAGCTCACTCGTCAATTTTACAGCACAGGCAATAACGGTGCGACGTGGAACAAACTCAACAACGACGCAATGTATTTCAGGTTGTTTTGGGACTTTGACAACAAAAGAAACCGTCGAGTTTACTTGGGGAAATTACCGAAATTAAAGGCAAATTACAACTGGAACGCGAACAACAGGGCTGTCGCTACACGGTTTCAGGCGCTCTGGCGCGGGTACAAGGCTCGTCAGAGTATTCGTCACCCAAACCCAAACAACGCGAAAGCAGAACAGAAAATTCTCTTTATGGAGAAGCGAAACAGAAAGTCGACGCGAAGATATAACGCGCGTAAACATCGGTCACTTTCTGGTCTGGAAAACGTACGTCGCCTTTTCAACTGAAACAATTTTGTTTCGGTGTAGTAATGAAGTGGCCCGTGAGGTACTTTTCGGGTCTGAGCCCGGCGATGAAAATCACGCGTAAAAAAGAACTCTTGAAACGACGCCGCGTGCCGTACTCAAAGCTCATGCTCGGACAATCGAACAAGGCTGTGACGACGAGAAAATCCCGGTGGACTATGCAGTTTCATCGCATGTACCCGGGTCTCAAATTCAACAAAGTCCTGATTTCGAAACGGACTGGAATTCCGAAATCAAGCCTGAATACCGTGTACAACAGAGGGCTTAAAGCGTGGAAGACGAGCGGGAGTCGCCCAGGTGCAACTGCACCTCAGTGGGCCATTGCGCGCGTGTACAAATTTGTCCTCGTTTCAAAGAAAAAGGCGCCCAAGGCGTGGTATGCGACCCGGGCAGACCCTAACCAGGATCTTCGTCGGTGATCGCCGCGTAGCGGTGATCAGCGCGGCCACGTGGGCAACTTTCCACCTGCGGTGGAAAGGGCTTTCACGTTAACCATATACGACTTTCTTGACGCAGTTGTTTACGAATCTTGTTGAGCTCCTTCATGTGAAGTTTGATACGCTCTTTTAGTGGTAGTTCGTTGTACGCTTTCAGGGCATCCACAATCATTTTGTTCGCGGCTTCGTAATCATCATCGCTGATAATCTTCAACATGTCCTCTGTTATATTCTTCTCGACGTAGTTCCTCACGTACTCACCCAGGTGACGCGGAAATTTCGTAGCTTTGATATCGATGTTTTCGAATTCAGCGATATCAGCTATATGTTCGTCATCAAACTCATAGTACTCGTAGTTCGGGGTGGCTATCAAATGAATCGAAGGATCGTGAATCATCAACATCTTGTCACCACACCTCCGATACAGGAAGCAGCTCATTTGCACTTGACTTACGAAGGTTTATTTTCTTTATGTATAGTAATATGGTGAGGAAATACGTAACCATTTATGTTAGAAAGCCAGGAACGAGCCGCGGAGGGGTTAAGTACCAAGCAGCAAAAGGAAAACATTTCGTGTATCTTTTTTTTAATAAAATAGGCCCGAATGGCAAACGATACAATACCAGCATGGGTAACAAGGTTTTCATGACGACGCCGAATCTGTTTTACGTCAATCCGCATCTTCGCAACAAAAATATTCCAACGCTGACTGCTCGACGCGAAATTGTTAAACTCGCGGGTGGGAATCGTGGAATTGCAAAAGTGTTGATCAAATCTACGATTAATGCTCGAACTACAGAATTAAACCAAATAACTAATGTGCCTCAACGTGTAAGAAACAGTCACGAAGCTGAAAAAGCACGTTACATCAAATGGAATCGTATTCTGGGTAACGTACCCAAACTCCAACGTCCCATAAAAAATAACGCTCTCCAGAATCGTATTACAGCGGGTGCTCCTTTAAATAGATTATTCAGAATAAATCAACCATTGTTTAATCTCATCAAAGAACACTTGTACACCGAGCGCAATGGGAATCTCGGACAGAACAATCCTAAAGTGCTGAGTGGTCTAGCAGTTGTTAGAAAACAAAAAAATTTTTTTAGAACAGGCGCCACCTCTGCAAAGGCGGCAAAAGCCGTGCGTTCTGCTCGATCAGCCTACACTGCTTTAATAAGAACCGCTCCAGGAACCAGGGCTCATACAGTTGCAAAAAATAATTTCAACGCAAAAGTCGCGAGAGCCTATACCATTCTTAACGCTGCTTCGTGAATGTAAACAACACGAGGAACACGATGACGCAAATCAGAAACGCGACGAACCAGTTCTGTTTCGAGGGACCGCCTGAACACTTGGTGGACCAGTACCGGAGCGCCTGGTCGTAGTCAATCTCGGGCTTGTTGAGCTGTGAATTGACCAGGTTGTGCAGGTCGACGGACCACCGGAACGGATCGTTGCGGTCAAACGGGAGTAGGGCTAGATTTTCACGGAGGTGTTTGCCACACTGCTTACATGGCAGAATGCTGGGCATTGAATCAAAAAACTGGGTCAAAGCACCCGCCTTTTCATCTGTCACGTCTTTGCCTGCACTAAGACACGACATGTGAATCACCGACCAAAAGTACGGACCGAACGTCGTAGGACAGATGTTCATTTTCTACTTTTGGTCCAGAAAAAAGAAAAACATGTCGTGCGCGAGACAAGGCGCGTCGTGACAAGACAATTTCAAAACACAATGGCGGTCAATACGTGCCCCGTCTCTGTAAAGATGTACTACGGAGATTTGCGGATTCTTGAGACTGATCCTATTAAGATTGGATGCTACGACATTCACCCGGAGTTTCAGCGTGATATTATCGTTACGGCAGCTTGGTGCAACGATCTAATCTGCCATTTCATATTCCATCAGCATCTCAACCCCGTCATCTACCACAAGGTTGGAAAGGACATTCCTCATTATGAAAACCTCGACGGAAAGCAGAGGTCCTGTGCGTTCATCCGGCTTCTGAAGAATGAGTTCATCTTCAAAAATACAAAGAGTTTCCCTCACCCTGTAGAGTCTGTAAACGAGATGCTGGCGGCATGTGACAATAAGTACTTTTCTCAGTGGCCTGAGAGATATCAGGATGAGTTTCTGAATATGAAGCTTTCTGTAATGACCTACGAGTTTACGATGGATGAAAAGATGCGAGCCGACTTTTTCGCTGACGTACAAAAGTCAAAGAGTACCCGCATAGGTGAAGTTCTTCACTCGTACCTGAAGACCAATAACAAAATGAAACTTATCCGCCGAGTGATGGGTGAGTGCGAATGGCAACGCCTGTGGAAGTCCGTGAAAATCGATCGTTTTGCATACCTTCATGTGTTTGCGTGTATGGCGTATCATTTCATCGAGGCACCCGAGTCGACCAAGGATGTTACGAACGCCGAACTCGTTCGATGGATCGAGAAGGACGAACCTATTGACGACCGTAAGTTTAAGGAGTTCTCAAATGCTGCCAAGATGACTATCGACATCATGCACGAGATGGGAGGAATCAACCGGGCGAGTGCCAAAAACACCGTGCTCGCATTCTTCTTTCTTGTACTGCGAAAGACGGACTTGTCGGTTATCCAGGCGATCGGTGACCGTTTCTCCAAGACGAAAACTCTCAACTTTCCGAGCGACCTCGGCAAGGCTGATCAGGCGTACCGGCGGTACATGCACCTTGTAAACAACTACGTCTAAAAACTGAAAACGCGAAACAACTAAATGTACAAGTCACTCCTGCTCGACATTGATGGCGTCGTCGTGCGCGATCGTCTGCTCATGGAACACCTCAAGGACAATTGCGTCCGGTACGTCGCCGCCAAATTGCCTCGGTGCAACAACCCCCGGGAGACGAATCGCGTGTTGTACCTCGGTCACGGCCACACGGCTCGGGGACTCTCGGCGGCTTTCCAGGTGGACACGAGCGACTTCAACGAGAAGGTGTACGACCGACCCCTGATGGACCACCTGGCTGAGGTTATCTACGGCACCGAGTTTCAGCAGGAGGTGAAGGAGTTGCACGAATTGACCGAGAAGGACTGGAAGGTGACCCTGTTTACAAACAGCCCTGTCGAGTGGGCGGTACCCATCGGTCGGGCAATCAGCGACAATGTGTTTATCGATTGCGTGGGACATGACGTCAGCAAATCGTTCATGAAACCGGAGGCTATCCGGTACACACAATTCCCGACGCACATGACGCACCTCTACGTGGATGACTCGTTGAAAAACTTGGGCACGGCTCGGTGGTTGCCGAACTGGCACTCTGTGTATTTCAACGAGGGTCCGAAGGAGGATCGCCTGTGGTGTCCCCAGATCAGTTCCATCTGGGAGTTGCTGTTGTACATCAATTCCGTGGACCAGTGGATCCAGGACGGGAGTCTTTCTCAATCCGATATATAAACCTAAAAATGTAGTATAATATAATGGGATGGATTTACCTTATCAGAAATAATGTTAACGGTAAATGCTATGTAGGTCAGACTAGACAGAAAAAAGTCGAATTAAGATGGAGTCAGGAACGACGATCTCCACATGGTATATTAGCAAATGCTTTCAAATTTTATGGAATAGACAAGTTTACTTTTGAACCTTTATGTGAACTTCCAAATGATAAACTTAACGAAAGAGAAATACTGGAAATACAGACTCGAAATACATTAAGTCCAAACGGATATAATTTGAAACCAGGTGGAGATAACCACGAAGTTCACCCAGATGTCCGAAAAAAGATTGGGGAATCCATCAGAGGTGAAAAACATTGGAATTTTGGTAAAAAGGCTTCTGAAGAAACTCGAATAAAACAAAGTATCTCGCATAAAGGACAAAAACAGAATAAGGAATCTATAGAAGCTCGAGCTAAATCAAATACGGGTAAGAAAAGAACAGAAGAATTTCGTAAAAAAATATCAGGTGAGAATAATTGGAACTTTGGAAAAAAAGGTACATCGAGTCCAAACTTTGGAAAGAAACACACAGAAGAAGCAAAACGTAAGATAGGTGACTCTCATAGAGGTGAAAAAAGTGTAAATTACGGTAAGTTTGGTGAAAATGCCAATGCGTCTAAGAAGGTTAATCAGTATACTTTAGACGGAACTTTTATCAAAACACACGTGTCGCTGATAAGCGCCTCTAATGAAATTGGACTCGTAAGAACATCCGGAATAAGTTTGTGTTGTCATGGGAAACAAAAAACAGCTGGAGGATTTATCTGGAAATGGTGTCAACATCCTTTGTGATTTTATATAACAAAAATTCAATGTCGAGGAACAGTGTTTCAATGTTTTTTGTTATAATCTTTTCGTACGAAAACTGAGGGTCGAGCTCCTTGGCGAGTCCCTCGAGCAAAGAGTAGGTTCGGAGTATGACGAGCGTCGTAGGATCCAATTCGACAGGAACCTTGGACGCCTTGGCGCGAATTTCAGGTGAGTTGACTGTGAACGATCTGAGATCGAGCGTATCCAGGTAATCGAAATATTGTTTGACAAAAATGCGAGTCACTTCACGATCACGAACAACCATGCCCATCTTGGTCATGTTGTCCATGACCGTATCCAGATTCTTCGTCTGGACTCCGTAGACGAAATCGCGAATCGCCGTCTTGTACTTGTCGGTGACCCTGATGATGTTTCCGAAATCGTAGAGGACGAGCGGGGAATTTTTCCCCGCTCCTGAAATTCCCAAGTTTCCGGTGTGCAAGTCACCGTGGATGACACCTTCGTACAACAGCTGTTCGAGGAACATGTTGATGAGTCTTTCAGCCTTGAACGGCGCCGTGATTGGTTTCGACGGCGTCCAATCCATGACGATGACGTTGTTCGACGACAGACGGGAATACGGACGCGGAATGATAATGTCGTCGCGATCCCGGTACATGTCCCTAAAGTACGAAATGTTCTTCACCTCTTTCCGAAAGTCCAATTCGGCAATTAAGCCGCGTTCAAACTCGTCGAGCCACGGCGCGACAGCCTCCATCCCGAAATTGGGAATCAGGTTCAAGAGACTCGTTCCGCCGCGAATCAGGTCCAGGTCTTCTTTAATCTGAGCCTCAATACCGGGTCTCTTTATTTTGAGGACAACGTCCTTG